CGCCTTTTGCGGCCCCCAGCAGTCCGCCCGCCGCAGTTCCCGCTTTACCCAGCAGGCCACTCAGGAGGCCGCCGGTCTTTGTGTTCCCGATGGCCGTTCCTATTCCTCCGAGCCACTGGCCCACTGCACTGTTCGCCGCTGCATTTTTGATTACGCTTCCCGGCCCAACATAGCCGGAGAGAAGCCCCGGCGTCCCAGCCGCGGCAGAGAGCAGGCCCGCTGTCCCCTTAAAGCCGTTTCCGGCCAGCAGGCTTGACAGCGTAGCTCCCATGGTTGCCTTAAATCCGTTTCCAGATACCGCCCCTCCAAAGGCGGATGCAAAACCGGCTCCGGCGCTCCCGGCTTTTCTCCCGCCCATAAACAGGCTTTTGATGCCGCCGAACAGGCCGCCGCTCCGCTTTCCTCCGCCTGCGGCATTTCCGCCGAACAGCATACCGCCCACGCCGGAAAGCAGCCCCTCCGCCGCCGGTGCCAGTTTCATTCCTGCAAAGGTGGCCGCCAGTATCCCGATGATATGGGCCACCTGCTCGCCGTTGTTCAGCAGGTAGTCCAGGCCCTTTTGGATGTATGGCAGTGCCCAGTTCATCGCAGTGCCCAGCTTTTCCACGCCGCGGCTCGCCAGTTTTCCCAGGCTCTCTGCGAGCTTGGTCAACTCCGGCATATTCTCCCGGACGCCCCGGATGAACCCGATCATGGACAGTCCAAATTCCTTGTAGGCCGGGAGAAATGCGGTGCCGATGTCGTCCATCAACGCAGACTTGGCACTTCCCAGCATGGTTTCTATGGCCTCCGGCGTTGTCGCCTTGATGATGAACTCTTTTTCCATGCTCCCGCTCCAGACGCTTGCATTGGAAACCTCTTTCAGCATCCCTGTCAGTAGGCCCAGGTTTTGCGTGAGCTTGGCTCCGCCCTCAATGGCCCACTGTCCAAACAGGGCATTGAGCGTGGATAGCTTCTCAGCGTCCGGCAGGTTGTTCACTGCTTCAAACACTTTCAGCAGCGTCTGTCTGCATTGACTTTGCGATTTGCGTCGCCGAGAACCCCAGTCGTTCAAATGCCGCTTCCTGGGCAGCTGTGGCCGTGCTGCCCTTTGTGATGTTGGTATAGATGCGCTTGATACTGGTGCCCACCCGGTCAGTGCTTACACCCATGGCCTGCATACTGGCCGCGATGGCCGCCGTCGCCTTAACATCCACGCCTGCCAGTTGGCCCATGGATGCCGCATCATTCACGCTTTGGGCGATCTCTGCCGCCGTAGTGGCGTAGTTGTTGCCCAGGTAGTTGATGACATCCGCAACCTCCATGACCTGCTCGTGGTTCATGTTGAACGCCTGTTCCCATTTCGCGCCCCAGTCGCCTGCCTGGTCTGCGGAAATGTCCATAGCCGTTCCCCACATGGCGATGTCTTTCAGGAAGTCCGTCTGTGTCAAGTCCTCAAAGGTTTTTCCCGATTGGCCTGCCGCCGCTGCGAGGCGTGTCAAATCCTCAAAGGTGTACGGTATCTGCGTACTCAGGTCTTTCAGCCGTTCTTCCAGGATGGCGTAGTTTTCCGCATAGGTTCTCCCGTTCTCCGCCATCTTGTTGCTTACTTTTCCGGTTGCGTCCGCCATGCCGTCCACGACTTTGACCACATCGGACATATAATTTTCAAACTTTGCAGCTTCCTTGGTGCATCTCGCGATGGTTGCCACCGTTCCCGCCGTCAGCGCACCCATGGCCGCCAGTCCCGCCGTCCCGATGTTGCTGATACTTTTGGCGAAGCTGCCCAGCTGCCCTTGGCTACTGGCCAGCGCCGCCGTCAGGCTCTTGTCCATCTTTCCGGCGATCTTGATACTAAGCTCTAATGTTTTGTTCTTCGCCATTCCTCCGCCACCTCGTCATTCAGTTCAGCAAACTCGCGGACAGGCAGCTTCAAGTAAAATTCAAGGCTCGTCCCTGTCACCGAGGATAGTCGGATTGCCGCTTTCCGCAGGGCTTTTGCCCCGCCCTTTACTCGAAAAAATCCGCGTCGTTCACCGCGTTTTTCAGTTTCAACAGCTCATACAGCGGCAGCGAGGTGAAGAAATCCTCCGGGATGCCCGTCGCCATCGAGGCGATCACGCAGGCGTACAGATAGTTGGTTCCGTTCTCCGTCACCGCAAAGCCCTCGCGGGCCAGCCGGTTTTCCGCCTCACTCTCATTCAGGGTGTTCAGGTCAGAAACGCCGTTCAGGTCGATTTCCCGGTACTCCTTCCCCTTATAGCTGCGGGGCTTCCCCAACTGCATCACATGGTTCTCCGTCTCGCCGTCCGCATTCATGTATCTGCGCACCATGCCCGCTACCCGCTTAAAAGCGCCGCGCGGCATCAGCTTGAAAAATTCGATAGGCAGTCCGGTCGCCTTTGCTGCCATAGTTCTGGCAAATGCCGTGGTGGTCTCACACAGCACAGAGGCGGCAACTTCCACGCCGAAAAGCTCCAGCTGTGTGTCGATGGCGTCCCGGATGGTCAGCTTCTCCAGCCCTGACAGGTCGATTTCCTCATACTCTTTTCCCTCAAAGACATAGGGCTTCGTCAGCTTCACAACGCGCTCCTCGCTGACTTCTTCCCTTTCGGTGTTGACTTCTTGCGTTTCCGTGTTGACTTCCACCATCGCGTTCTTGATTTCCTCCATGGTAATGCTCCTTTCAGCCGTCGTTCGTTTAGAAAAACACGGCCCACCCGCAGACCGGGGGGGCCGTGTTCCGTTTTCCGGGTTATACCAGGCTGTTCACGCCAGCCAGCATATCATTTCCGTTTACCTTGTAAATGCCGTTCAGCTTGTCCACTTCCAGGAGTTGTACGCCGTCCACCTCGATCATGATGTAGGTCAGCTCCAGGGTAATGGTCGCCTCCATGGCCTCACCCTTTTCAACCTTGCCGGGGTTGAAGCTCTTGACGCGCCCGATCTCCACCACCCGCAGGCCCTTGAAGTTATAGCCGCCCGTTTTGTCATAAACCTGCTGTGCCGCTCGCAGGGTCAGGTTCACCGTGGACAGTGGCGACAGCATATCCATGGCGGAGCTGTACAGGGTGTTGAACTGGATTTCCTGCTCCATGCTCTCAAACTGCCCAATGGTGGGGCTGTCCAGTTCGCCGTTGACGCCCACGCCGGATACGGTGCTGGTTTTCATATTGATCTCCGGCAGGGTCACAGATGCGGCCACGCCGATCATTTTGCTGCCGTCCAGATAGGCGTTATACTCACTGATTTTCTCAGGAATATAGTTGCTGCTAATCATATTTTGTTCCCTCCCTTATCAGTTCAGCGCAGCGGAAAGGGCATTGGGGTCAAACTCAATGATGTCCTCAATGTCCTCCGCAGGGGTAAACGGCGTAATGTACTGGTGGAAAGTGATCTTGCCGTTGAGCAGGTCGGTGGTAGTGTTCTCGTCCTCGTTGAAAGTGATCTCGTACCGAGCGCACACGCCGCGGGCCACAAAGCCGTTGCCCCGTACATTTTCGCTGTCCACGATGGCCTCGATCAGCCGCTTGTTGGCCGGGCTGTCAACTTTCTGGAAGTAGGTCAGGATAAAGCTGTTGGCTGCCCAGGTCATAAACCGGCGGACGCTGAACCAGCGGTCTTTGGGGTCGGTGATGCCAGGGTATGCCGCAGTGTTGTTGCCCCACAGGCGGAACCCGTTCATGTTCAGCCAGGTTGCCACGCCGAAGCTGTTCACCGTGTTGGCCTGCTCCTGGTCAAGCACGACCTCTGTTCCGTCTGCCAGGCAGGCGGCGGAGATCGCCAGCGTCTTATTGCTGGGACTGACATTGGGTGTGTCGTCGTTCTGCGCATCTGTGTACGCCGTCAGGGCGGCAGCCAGGGCGGAACCGCTGTACACCACCTCGCCCACCTTGGCATAGGGCCATACAGCGTATGCGTTGGGGTCGCTGACCGCCTGCTCCTCCTTCTTGGTTTTAACATCGGTGTACTTCACCGCACCGTCCGTCTTGCTGTTGATGTCCACGATGCACACCGCGCCAAACACGCTATTGATGCTCTTGGTCTTTGCCTGGAGCGCAGCAGACACCGTGGCGTCTGCGCTGAACCTGGGTGCCAGCAGGATGCCGGGGGTCATGGACAGCTTGGGATACACCTGCCGTACCACCTCCAGGCCGGTTTCCTTACCGGAGGAGATGTCCACACCGCCCACGATGTCCGCGGCTTTGACCTTGCTCGGGTCGATCTTGCTGCCGGTCGCAGTCAGCGTGGTTGCCTTTCCGCCAGCTCCGTCTTTGAGCAGCACGATGTTCAGGGTGCCGTCGTTGTTCCATGTGGTCGTGTAGTCCTTACCTGCCTCCAGCGGCGTTGCATCCGCCTTGATGGTCAGTCCCTCCAGCAGTACGCCCACTTCGTCCAGCACGGCCACGCCATCGTTTACCTGCATCGTCTTTTCCGAAATGTCCGCCTTGTGCTTCGCCGGGTCAAGCACATTGATAAGCACCATGGGGGCCACGCCCACCACGCTGAACGCCGCACTGATGCACTCGCACAGGGTATAGGCTTCAAAGTCGTCGTTGTAGCCGACGGCCTCCACAGCCTCCTTGTAGTTGTTCACCAGCAGCGGAACATTGACTGCCGCCGCCGGGTCTTTCAGCATATTCACCGGTGCGGTTCCCACGATCACTTGCAGTCCCGCCGTCCCGACGATAGGCGCAGTCAGGCTGGTTTCCACCTCGCTGGTATATACGCCATGCTTGTAAGCCATATTGTTTCCTCCTTACAGCTCAGATTTGATTTTGTGGTACAGGATGGCTTCTGCCGTTCCGGCAGTCTCCATCTTTCTCCTGGTCTCCGCGAACTGCTCCACCGGCACCAGCAGGGCCTTTACCTCCGGGTGCCGTTCAGAAAAATCCTCCAGCGCCTCCGGGATGCCTCCGCTGAACACCGTGTACTGCTTCGCTACGCCTCTTACAGTCGGGCCGCAGTAGACAACAGGGCCAGCCTTTTTCTTCCGCCCTGGCGCTCCTTCCGCCCGCTCGGCCATACCCATGGCCGACGCCTCTGCTTTCCTGCTCATACCAGTCCCTCCAATTCCGTGTCCTGTGTCATAGCCGGGGCCGTGCAGGTCAAGGTGCAAGCCCCGAAATAATACGGGTGCGTATCATCCTGCTGCATAGTCCATACGACGGGTTTCAGGATGGTGAACGCACCGCCGAAATAGGGCCTCGTACAGACCCGCTGTACAATGTCCTCTTTGATGTTCGCCACATCTTGATAGCCCTCTCGCGCTCCGCCCTCGTCGTATGCGCATACGATCAAGCTGAACTCCACCGTCTGCGGCCCGCTTTCGTCCTTAATGGCTCCTCCGGTCATGCGGGCCACGATATAGGGGGCCGCCGCCGCATCCGTGTCCACATCCGCGTCGTAATCCTCCGGCACCGGCAAATCCTGCTTATAGATTTTCAGCGGTTTTCTGCCCTGTTGGCCGTTGTACTTTTTCCCGGTGAAAAGCTCCTCCAGCATCTCGATCAGCGCGTCTTGGCAAAGCTGCGGCGTCCGCCCAATCCCTGCGGCTTTCACCGCATCCATGTAATCCTTCATCGCCTATCCCTTTCTGGCCTTTGCCCGCGCGATCACCCGCTCTGTCTGCTCCATCAGTCTGTCGTACAGGTATTCCGTTACCTCCGGTTCCACATAGGGCCAAACGGTGCTGTGCATCGCCGTTGCCGACGGGCTTCCCATCGTCACCAGCTTTTCCACTTTTCCGTCCTTGTTCCGCCACCGCGGACGCCCCCGCTCTGTAACCGTATGGCTGGAGCTGGAGCCGATGCGCCGCTGAACCATGCCCACATGGCCGCTCTTGAACTCCACCAAAAAGCCCTTGCTCAGATTGGCTCCGTCGCCGGTCAAAGCGGCCATGGCAGAGGATTTCAGAACTCGCGCCTTTACATGGGCAGGCGCTCTGCGCAGGACATCCCGCCCCTTGAAGCTCTCTGTCGGCCTATGCTGGAAATAGCCCAAATCATTCCGCATCTTCTCGATGTGAAGCTCTGCACTCAGGCTTGTGTTCGTTG